TTATTGAAAACTCTTGGTGTTTTGTTAGATGTTGGGTTCCTTGCTTTGGTTGCTGGCTTTAAATTGGTCGGTGATTTCATTGTTGAATTTTTAGAAAATCCTGCTTTTAGAGAAAAAATATTCAAGGGATTAAAAATTCTTTTATTATTCGTAGCAGGATTTATTGTCCTTAAGTTTATAGTAGCGCAATTGCTATTGCTAGCAGGTATAGCAGCCCTACCTGTCGCTTTGGGGGTTGTTGTCCTCGCCGCAGGATTTACAATTGCTAAATATTTTGGTGATAGAGTGTCAGATAGATTTAAGCCTCTAATTGATGGTGTTATGAAAATGATAGAGTTCTTAAAAAGCGTTAGAGATAAAATTTCTGACCTTGGTAGAAAGATAAGAAAACTTCCAGGATTTGCGAATGGTGGTGTTTCATCTGGTGGATTAGCGGTTGTTGGTGAAAGAGGCCCAGAATTAGTCAATTTGCCAGCAGGTGCAAGAGTCAATTCAAATCGTGAGTCTCGGAAGATAGCGGGTGGAACTACAAATAACATCAACATTACAATTAATGCAAGAGATACTTCCGACCAAGAATTGCGCCGTATTGCAGATAAAATAGGACAGATGGTGAACACGAAGATTAATAGAACGACTTCTTCAAGAACATTTGGGGGCTGATTAAATGACTTATGTTTATTTGAAAACGCAAAGTTATACTGGAACAAATCTTTCTCAGAATACAATTCCACTTAATGTAGTAAGTGCAGGTATTTCTGTTTCAAAAACAATTCCAGCGTTTCCTATTCCTCTTTCGGGTGTTGCTACGGGCGAATCTATTACTACTGCTTTTGACTTGGGTATGGCTACAAAGTCGGTAAATTTAAGCGGATTCATTTTAGATGCAGAAATTACAAAAACATTTGGCGGTGGCGATAATCCCACAACAACAGAAACTCACACATTCACGGCGCAAGAAATTGCTCAAATGATTGCTTCGGGTGTTGATTCAACAGGATTTGCTAAGAAACAAGCGTTTAGTGAATTAGTTGTTTTAATTCCATCAAATGTTAGAAGCGACTATGAAACAAACGGGACTTGCAGTATTAGTGGTAGATTTAACAAAACTGATTGTTTGGATTCTTCACTGGCTGGTGGTGCAGGGACTTGGACTCCATCAGCAGAATCAATTTTAGTTCCATTAACATTCGGTTCAAGGGGAGATAGAAATGAAAAGGACAATGAGGGTGTCCCCTTACCATTAACTGATTTTCCAGATACTTCAACAGATGTTGGCCTTACAGGTTTCATTAGAAGTTTTTCTTTTAATCTTGAAGCAGAATCAACAGATGTTTCTTTCAGTTTAGATTTTGAAGTCGCTACTGTTATTCCTTGAGGTGAATAAATGTATCATATTTTAACAGGAAAACAACGCTCATTGGTGTTTCCTGTTATGTGCAACTCAAGAGTAAAAATGGACTACTCAAACAATATTCCTGACATTGAAGGAACACCATCCGATACCACAGATGACACAGGATTTGGTATTTGGGGGCATACTGGAACATTTACCTTTGAAAGCGTTATTACTCCATATGAAATCAATGGAATGGTTTTTAGCACAGCCCACCCCGATACAAAATCTTCTCATAAAATTATGCCAAATGGAAGAACTTCAGACTCATTAAGTAATTTGTATTTATCTACTACTGCTAGACTTACACATGAGATGATGATTTTTTACAACACTAATTTTCAAGTTAGTTTGGTAAATGATACCGACCATTTATACGGGCAACCGGCAGAATACAAAATAAGAGTTCGTTTGAAATTAGGCACTACTACTGACACTTATACAACAGGAACGGCTATATCTGCAACTGAAGGTAAAATGTTAGTTTTTGATGATTTAGGTTCAGATAGAGCAGGTTTTGATAAAAGTGGCCGCTTGAAATTTAGACAGGCTACAACGGGAGTCATACACAGTCATTCCCTCAACACTTTGTCGGTAGTAAGCAACACACAATTTGTTGATGTGAACGCTCAAGAGGTCTTCTATCGTAGCGGTTTTGATTTCTTGTCCCTTGGAGTCATCACCAATATAAGTGGCTCCACGATTACCATAACTAATCCAAATAATGTCTCGTTAAGTGCCGGAACCCCCATTTATTTGAAGGCTTATTCGCTTCCAAATTACATAAATGACTCATTTCATATTGCTTGTGTGTTTGAAGAATTATCTAAAACTCTCAATATTTACCTAAACGGAAAATTACTTTCAACAAATACACATACAGATAGTGGGGCATTTACCTTTGATAGAAGCGATATTTATTTAGGTTCTAATGGTAGTGATTCAACAGGAGCAGGTTCGGCTACCACAAATAAACAGTTCATGGGAGAAATGCACGAATTGGCTATCACCAAAGCGCAAAGAAAAAGGTTTCCTTATGTTTTGAATTTACTGCCAAATTACGATGATACTTTACTTTATTTGAGATTTGAGGAGGTTGATTTGTAATGGCACTAAAAGCATTTCAGACGGGACAAACTTCCGCGTCTTCTGTATTCAACTACAATGTTCCCACTAATCCTAAATTGACAACAGAAGGCGCATTTACTGGAGATAAAAGATTATTTACAGTTATTTATCCCGATGATTCTAGTTTTGATACAATTACTGAATTTGGTTCATCTGCGAATACTTCGTATAGTAATTTAGAAACAACTGAAGGTTTTAGAATAAAATGCTTTGATTCTGCTTCTCAAGAAGGAATACAATTTAATCCCTCAGCCTCAGATTTGCTGAGTAATGATTACTATGTCTTAATTCATGCAGATGATGAAAATAAACATCACCTTGCCAAAATTACTGAAGTATTGGCTATGGATTCTACTGGCGATGGATTTGAATTTACTCCAAAATTAGGAAACGAATTAGCAGAAAACACAAAGTTTAGAATTTATTCAATACCAAGTAGCACAACGGCTCTTGCCGTTTCTTTTGGAATTAAACTTGAGCATCAAACTAAATTAGTTGTCGCTCGCCCTATGTTTTGCTTTGACAACGATAACCTACATAAAAAGGACGAATTAGACCATAACACAAAGTATTTTGTTGTAATTGATGCAGAAGGTTCAAGCACAACAAATAATCTATCTTCTGCGGGAGGAACAACAATTTTAACAACAGAAGCATATGCTGGCACAATTGTAGATTACAGTAAATATTCAATGAAGTTAGAATTATTTGATAATCTTAGAGATTTAGACGACCCTTCAAAAAGTCCGTATAAATCTAATGAAGGTCAGACAATATCTTTAGACTATACAGACTATGATACTGCTTTTCCAAACGCAAGAACTGATACAGATGATGACAATACTTCTTTAGTGTATAAAGGGTTTAAGAGGTATTCTTTCTATGATTTTTCTCCGACAAAAAATAATACCCTGTATAATACAATTGATGCAAATATTCAACAGGCAATTGGACAAAGAGGTGGTTTTGCCCAAATAAAACTTTCGGATTCATTTAGAATCATGCCAAAAAAAGTTGTTGAGTTTGATTCTTTAAGGGTCAGACATGCTGTTCATACTGCTATTCTTACAGATTTCTTCCCTCTTTCTGCAACCTTTAAAAGTGCAAGTTCAAGCACATTTACATTTCAAACAGACCATGATTTAAAAGATTTTCTAAAGACAGGAGATGAAGTAAGAATAAAAGATACGCATTTATTTGTTCATTCTATCGGAACATTCGGTTCTTCAAAAACACAAACTATAACATTCAAAGGCTCAATACTTACAAGAACAAAGGAAGAAGCAGCGTTTTCAACAAGTAGTTATACTCCAACAGAAGGAGATATTTTATTCAGGAGAACATTTAAACCTACTCCTACGGAAAACGGAGCATCAAACACATTATTAACAGACTTTGTTATGATGGAAGATAGATTTACAAATCTATTTGTTGAATTTATTGTTGGGGGTTTCACTAAATTAGTTGCTACCGCTACGGCGACAGACCCCGATAAAAAGTTAATTACACTTAATTTTGACGGAACGCAATATTATGATTCAGAATATACAAATTTAGAGTTTGTTGAAGGTGCATATTCAATTCAAGTGGAGAGACTTGATGGTGAAATCGAAACTATTAAATCTTACAAACAGGATGGTCAAACCTTTATGGAATTGGAAGGTAGAGACAAATTCAACAAATTACTTTCGCCTATTGTAAATAGAGATTTTTTATTCTCTGAAGATATTATTTATAGCAGCATTAGTCCATATAACAAATTAGAAGCATTATCTCCCGCCCTTACTTGTGATTTTGATACTGCTGCTAACGCTTTAACTTTTTCATCTAGTCTTACTTTAACAAAAGGCGACCATATTTTTGTAAAACACACAAATGGAACATTTGGATATGTTGGAGAAATTGACGCTACAAATACAGGAACAACCCATACTTTACGAAATTCTCCAATGGTAGAAGGAACATCATTAGCCGCATATAAAGCCTCAAATAAAAATTACATTTTTAATAAAGCGTTGGGTTCAAATCCTCTTGTTGAATCTACCACTTCCTTATCAGGTGCTTCCGATAAAGGTGTCATTTTTAATGCAGGTAGAAATATCTCAAGAACCGCCTTTTCTGAAACCTTAGCAGGAACATCTGCTTCTGCAAACGGAATAGATTTAGGGTATGACATTTCCAATTGTAAAGGAATTAAAAGCGACAATGCCTTTCAAGGGACACTTGATAACGAAACCTTTGACATTACAAACACTTTAATTGACTTCACTATCTTTGATGTTCAAGAGGATGGCAAAAATAAAATTGTTAAGGCCGCACCATACATTCCATTATCTTTGGGAAGAGTAGAAGTAAATTATGCAAATACACAAGATATTACTTTTACTAGTGCAGGTACTACTTCTTCCACTAAAGCGGATTCAAGATATATTGAAACAACTAACACTACTTATCTGTCTTCTGGTGTAAGCCTAAGAAAGTTTCACAATAGACCAATATACATAAATAATATTTTTGCAGGCTTTATTATAGGTGCTCAACTTCAAACCGACTATACTACTGTTAGAGTATATGTTGATAGAAAGGTTTCATATTCAAGTGGAGACTCCTTATCAATATTAACCTATTCTTCTACTTATGAAGAATCAACAAAATTAACGCATGAACTTCAACTTTTGAATGCAGGACATTTGCATACTGGTAAATTCATTTGTCTTTTAAATTCACAATTAAACCTTAGTAGGGAACCTATTATGTTTAACTATCCGCTTTTTTATAACACTATGGGTTCTAATCCTAAAACCCATGCCGAAAGATTTGGCCCAAGCCTATACAG